AAGCAGATGAAACAGACGCAACCACTAACAGCACGTTCCGAGGTATTTTTGATTTTCAAAATGGCTTTGCTGATGGTTCAGGAACAGCTAGTTCCCAAATAGCTTATGCTTGGAGGAGATACCCGAAAGTATTTGATGTGGTTGTTTGGTCAGGAGCTTCCGGCACTCAAAATTCTGTTAATCACAATTTGGGAGTAAAACCTGAACTTGTTATTTTAAAGTATACAGGTGCAGTTGACAGTTGGTATGTTTATACGTCTGCTGCGGGTTATTTAAACCTTGATACTAACGGTGCGACTGTTGGTTCAACAGACTACATGGGATCAACTACAGCTACTTCTTTAAATGTTACAGGGCTTGTTTCTAATCCGGCTTACACGCCTGTAGCTTATCTTTTTGCTTCATTAGACGGAATATCAAAAGTAGGGACATATACTGGAACTGGCTCTGCAATAAATGTTGATTGCGGTTTTAGTGGTGGAGCAAGATGGGTAATGGTTAAAAGAACTGATGCCAGTGCTGATTGGTACATTGTGTCTTCTGGGAGAGGTTTTGGAAAACACTTGAAAGTTGATTCTGATGCAGACGAATCAAGTACAGCAGTTTTAGATACTTTAAGCGCAGGATTTACCGTAAGAAGTGATGCAGGAAATGATTTAAACGCTAATGGTGGTACATACATATATTTAGCTTTTTCGTAGGACAAAACAATGAGCGAATACAGATTAAAAAGTGATGGAAGCGTAAAAACTAAAAGTGAAGTTGTTGCGCTATTTCCTAATACTTCTATTCCTAAAGTTTGGACTGACCAGGTTTGTGAGGACTTAGGCATAGACGTAGTTTTTGAAACCCCAAAGCCTACAAGTTCTGAGGCTTACAAGCATTATGTACGAAATGGTATTGAGCAAAATTCTAAAGAACAGTGGGTACAGGCTTGGGTTGAACAGGATATGTTTGCTGACACTACTGTTGATGACGTAACTACAACTAAAGCAGAACATGAAGCAGCGTATCAGGCTGGGTTAGATGCTAGTGCTGCTGCGGCAGTAAGGTCTAAACGTGATGGCTTATTAGCTGAAACAGATTTTTATGCTTTGTCGGATGTGACTATGACTGATGCGATGACAACCTATAGGCAAGCATTAAGGGATATTACTGCAAACAGTAATTTTCCGCATAACTTGACTGATGATGATTGGCCTACGAAGCCATGAGTTATGGTTTTATTTATATTAATAGTAAGTATAGGAGGACAAGACGTTTCACGATCATGTGAGCAAGCCTTGTGTTTTAAGGACATTGATCGGTGTTTATATTTTGCTGAACGAATAAATCAACAGCCTAACGCTCCTGAAATGAAAGCGTATTGTAGGCATATAAACGCAGATGAAGAGTCTAGGTGGTATAAATGATTGGCGAAGCAATGTTAGCGATAAAAGCCTTGGACAGTGCATTTGTCATGGTTCAGGGTGCGATTGCTAAAAAGAAAGAAGTTGAGGATATGGCGGGTGAAGTGGGTAAATTCTTCACAGCCAAGAAGAAAGTAGAAGAACATATTAAGAAAGCAAGGGATGCGGGTACTGAAGATTTGTTGGCGGGTTCGGCCTTGGAAGAAGCTATAACTATTGACCAGCAAGAAGAACGTATTGAGAAGATGATGGACAAGATTCGTGACCATTATTCTCGCAAAGGACAAACCCACAGATGGGTAAAGATTAAGGCTGAAGCAGCCAAGATTGAAAAGAAACGTGAAATTAAACGCAAAGCAAATGCAGCCGCTAGAGTGGCAGCAAAGAAAGAAGAGCAGATTTTAATAGAACAGTTGGCAAAGTTGGTATTGGGATTGGTCGTAACGGTAATAATAATAGCTGGCGTGACGTTTTTATTTTTTGGAATGGGAGCTGAATAGTGAAGTTAGACCCTGTATTGCTAAATATGGCTTGCTCTTGGAGCATGAAGGCTTACAGAAAGTTTGTAGAAGATGCTACAAAGATAGAGTCTAAGTGGACTTCAACTACTGTTTACATTGCAAAGCGTAAGACTATAGACGTCATAGCCTTCAGAGGCACTGAGCAGAAGCTAGATTGGCTTACAGACGCATTAGTAGTACCAGTACCCTATGCAGGACGAATGTGTCATGGGGGCTTCACATTAGCTCACAAGTCGGTATGGAAAAAGGTTCTCAAATATATAGATTTTGATAAGCGTACATTGATTTGCGGTCATTCTTTGGGTGGCGCATTGGCTGAACTGTCTGCTGCAAAGCTATGGAAAAAGCACAACAATTTGAATGTAATTACTTTTGGTAAGCCAAACACGTTTTTCAAAGGGTTTAAACGGCCAATGACTACACTGGATAACCAAATATCCTGCGTACAAGGGTCTGATTTGGTGGCTAGAATACCTAAGTTTTGCTATGGCCCGTCTAAATCACAGACAATGTTGTATTTTGCCAACAATGGTGTGGACTTTGTAAACCCTGACAAACTCACCAGGGACGAGGATAGACGTATATCAGACGCTATATCAGATCATTTTATGGAAGGGTACAAGGATAGATTAGAAAAGTTTTTGAAAAGCCAAAAGCCTAGTAAAGAAGATATTGACGAACTTAATGAAATCGCTGACGAGGTGGAAAATGCTTAGAATTGCTGCGCTGTGTGTACTAATGACCGGATGTACTGTTTCGGAAGAAATGATAGCCAACAAAGAACTGTATTGTTCTGGGGTGTACAAAGGTATTAGGGCTGTAGGCCGCGTAGCTACTGAGGTTACAACAGGTGTAGCGATACCGGATGTCTGCGATACGATAGATAAAATCGTGGAGGAAGACTCTGAGGGAAAGTAATTAGGAATGTTGAGGCTCTTATAAAAGTGTATTTGCTGACAAGATGAAACTAGGCGGGTTATTAAAATCGTTAGCCCCAACCATAGCTAGTGCTGCGGGTGGGCCAATGGCAGGAATGGCGGTCAAGATGGCTGCTTCCAAATTGGGATTGCCTGAGACTACAACAGCTAACGAAATAGAAGATTTAATTGAACGACAGCCTGAACGTGCTGTTGCGTTAAAACAAGCGGATGAGGATTTTAAGAATCGCATAAAAGAAATGGAAATCGACCTAGAAAGTTTTAAGACTGAGGTAGAAGACAGAAAGGATGCTAGGGAAAACTTTTCAACTGATTGGACTCCAAAGGTTTTTTCAGTTTTAACCCTTTTATTGTATGGCGGGTTTGTAATGATTGTCACATTAATGCCACATGACCAGAACGATGAAACCATAATTAGCTTGGTGTTAGGCCAGCTATCGGGGATTCTGGGTACGGCTGCGGCATTTTTCTATGGCGGCTCAAGTGGGAAGAAATAATGGCTGATTCAGAAAGAGGACGGTTTTTTCCAACAACACCATTTACTCCTACTTTTGGTTTATTTACACCAGAAGTTGATGCTGCCCTCAATGCATTAAGAGCAGCACAAGCAGGAAAAAACGAAGGAGCTTTTGAAGAAGCAGAAAATAGGCTTTCTGAAATAACTGCAAAGGTTGCAGCGATACAAAATTTGCCCGAATCAGAACAAGTTGATGCTACAGCTAAACTATTAAGAGATGAAAATTTAAGTTCTGATGCTATTGCTTACGCACTAGGCGTGGAAAATCCTGTTATAGAAAACATACTAAATCAAAATAATTTTGACCGACGTGGTAATCCTATAGAAGTTGTAGATTTAAACGGAGATACAACTGCTTCAGACTTACTACCAACTATAGACCCTTCACTTGTTTCTGTGGCCGCTAATACAGGGCCGTTTGTTACTGACCCTGCTGCTGGAGTAAACACAATAACAGGTAGCCCAATTAACAACACAGTTAATATTCCATCACAAAGTGCTAATAACAAAGTTTTAGACCCCAACGTGATTATTGATGATGCAGAAAAACGAGGCCTTAAAGTAGAAGATATTCTTAATGAATACCAAGGCACTAGCCCAGACGGTGACCCGTACAATATTGGTGAGGTTATTTTTTCACTTATTATTAGTGGCAACCCAAACGCTAGAAAGATTTTAGATCGCTCCGGTTATGTTAAACCAGCCCCAAACCCTGATGCTGGTGTTGATCCCAATGCTGCTGCAAATAATCAAGCTGGTGTAAATGGGGATGGTGTTGCAGGGGCTAATGGCGCAGATACGGGTGCAGGAGTAAATAGTGGCACACCTACTGGTGGTACACCTCAAGGTCAAGCAGGTACACCTCAAGGTGGCACACCTACTGGTGGTACACCTCAAGGCGGTCAGCCTCCAGCGGGTGGTCAGCCTCCAGCGGGTGGTCAGCCTCAAGGCGGTGGCATTGATGATAATAAAAAAACTGTTGATCCTGATGATACAGGAATAGGCTTGCCGCCCATAAGCGATCAACCTGCGGGATTATTAAACATTCCTACTACTTTACCTAAGCAGCCTGAAAAGAAAGCAGGGATGATAATGCAAATATCTCAGTCTGCTCCTATAGTGGAGACTGTTTTTGATGACATATTATTTGAGCCAAGATTTACACGATTAGATAACATTCCAGATTTTAATTTGCCTAGCGGATTATTGAGGACATTAGTATGACGTATATAGATTTGATAAATAATGTTCTGCGAAGGTTGCGAGAAGACACTGTAGATACTGCAAATGGTACAGATTATTCTGCTTTGATAGGCGATTTAGTTAATGACGCTAAGAAAATAGTAGAAAATTCATTTGATTGGACTGCTTTGCGGGACTCAATAACACTTACAACAACTAGCGGAACAAGTGAATATTCACTAACAGGTAGCGGAGATCAGGCAGTAGTTAAGGATGTAATGAATACAACAGGCCAG